ATGGAGAGTGCTTCGATGTCCCCATGCTTGACGAGGGTCTTAGCGTTCTTACCTGCGGGCGTGCTATTGAAATAACCGTATGTATAAACACCATCCGCGCGGTTCTCGAGGATTGCATGTCCGAGGACATTCGCCGAGTCATTATGCTGATGCTGCCAAACGAGCGGGACCTTCGCTTTGTCGTTATGCTTGAAGGCGTCAGGCATAATGGTTCGACCATCCGAACACTTGAGCCCGTTCCTCGTCGCATAACCGCTGAAATCAGCTTCCATTTTGAAGATCTCCTTTCTATGGTGTAATCTGTTTCAGTTCTTCTGGAGCTTGAACTGGAACTGGTACGGGAGGTTGGGGTGGAGGTGGAACTTCCGCAGGAATATTCTTGTTGGACAACTCGTCAGCCTTCGGGTCCTTAGAAGGCTTGAATCCAATAATGCCTCGAACCTCGTTCGAAGACAGAATCTCATTGCGGGTAAACTTGTCGGCAATCTCTGCTACATCGCTGATCGCCACAAGCTTGAATGGATCGCGGATGTAGATGATAGATTGCATCTGAGTACGTGCCGTCTTTGTAAGGAAGGTGCGTGCCAGAGCTTCGGAAATTGCGCCAAGGATAGGTTCGATTGTTCGGTTGTAGTAGTTGAGCATGGTCTTCTCATCGGCAGTGCCGTTGAATACCTCTTCTGTAACGCCAAGCTGAGAATAGAGCATCTTCATCAGGTACTCGACCTGAGAAAGCATGTTGTTCTCGGCTGGACGATTCAACTGAGTGATTCGTTCGGTTCCATCGGTGTAGGCGATACCATACTTCGAGCCCTGAAGTTGGAACTCGATGTCTTTCGCTCGTTGCTCGGCCTGCTGCTTTCTTGCTTCCGACTTAATGACGTAAGGAAGCTGAATGATCAGGTCAAGCTTTCCCGAACTTGATGCTTCGTCTACAGCATCAAGAAGGTTAAGCTTTCGAATGAGTCGTTGAAGAGTCGAGTTAGGCTCATTCATCACTGAATATAGTGGATTCTCAACAATAGCCACTACATACTTAGAGAGCTTGAGTTCCTGCCTCTTACCGGTCTTCTGGTTATAGAGACTGACTCGCACATGTTCAGGAAACCACTCTACAATTTCTCCAACACGCAAAGTCTTAATATCATAGCCACCACTAAGTTCTGGACTGATGCTAGTATCCACTGGAACAATTGCAATAACGCCTTTGTCGAACATCGTCATAGCAATATCTTGGCGGAAAGCTCGAGCAGCCTGATCCAAATTAGCTTCAACCGTCAAACAATAGTTAAGCCCGCTATCAATTGTCTCCAAATATTGTTCATTCTCATCCAGACGAACGTGGCGCATGTCTACCGCAGCAACGTCAATTCCAACACGAGTAAAAATAGACGAAACTATTGATCGCTCACTTGAAACTGTACGTCGAGTCTTGTCTGCACGACCACCATAAGAAACTCCGTACTGCTGATACGAGTATTCTTCTTCCTTTTCGTTCTGATTGGTGAACGCATTCCATGCGTGCTTTAGCCTGTCGCCGATTGACGCCATAACTCACCTCCTTTCAGGAAGAGGATTTGAACGACCTAACGATCCAAGGCCACGCTAGCGGCTGTGGCAGCCACAAGCAAACCAATAGATCCAAGACTAATACCTAGAGCGAGTCGATTACCAACCTTTTCGCCGTGCGTCATCTTAGCTGCTGTGTCATTGTCTGGGTGATTGATTGCGGTTTTAGCTGCTTTATCGTATGCCTTTTCAGCAGCTTCACGGCCTTTCTTCGTTGTTGCCGTGTACGTAAGTGCCGCCTTGTTGTTCAGCGCACCAGCCCGACGTTCCATACGAATACGGGCAGCAACAATGTTGCGATCTTCTTCGTTTCTAGCTTCCTTTTTCGCAGCCTTTCGTTCAGATCGAGATGGTCCAGCAGCGCCACCAGTTCGATGCCCCCATCTCATCCCAGCAACACCATAGTGCTGTAGGAAGTCGTCAATATCTGTAGTCATTAACTTTCTCCTTAAATCTAATAAAACTTAGCCCCAAAGATCTGGGGAGTCTTTGCTGAACCGAGAAATAAAGGCAGCTCTTACAGCAGCGGCTGCTGGGCTCTTTGCAGCTTCCTTAAATGCAACTTTGCCCTTGTCCAGGAGCATCTTGTCGATGCCTTTTTTGTGAGCGAATGTTGCGCCAGCCACAAGAGCTACTGCGGCCGCAGAGGCAAATCTAGGATTTCCACGAAGAACGTTAATAACACCACGTGTTGTCTTCTTAGTACCCTTAACAACATCGGTTCTCTTGCGAGTTCCTCGTGCCTGTTCAGCGCGCTTAGACATGTCCGTGTTAGAAACGTGATGATCGAAAGCCTTCTTATAGGCTTCGTCTTTCATCTTGCTCTTGATCGAGTTGTTGATCAACCTACGACGAACGCCAGCACCCTCTCCAAAATACATCTTGGCTTGAGTGTACTCTTTGGCGTCTTTTGCAGCTTCACGATTTGTCTTCGACGAAACACCAGGAACTGCAGACTTTCGCTGACCCCAGTGCATTCCTGGAATTCCATAGTGAGCAAGAAAATCGTCAACTTCTACGTCACTCATTCTTCCTTACTCTCCTTTGCAGTCTGTTCCTCGCGCTTCTCACGGCGCCTATTCTGAACAGCATGAACTGTGGCCAAGGTTGCGCCACCAACAAGAATCGCTCCTACAATTGCAGTACCCGCAATAACAGCAGTCTTGTTACGACTATTAGTTAGCTGACTGACAAGTTCATTGGATTTAGCAGCCATGGTCTTACTGACTTGCTTTCGAGCCATCTTACGAATAAGCGCGGGCTGATTCTTTAGAGCTTCGGTAACGAGTTTGTCGTTTAGCTTCTTAGATTGTAGAGCTTTAACTGCATACTTCAATCCCTGTTGGCCAGCAAGAGCGCCAACTGCTCCACCAGCAACGGTTGCGGCAGCAGCTCCAACACGACGCTTAGATTTGCTGCTCATAGGAGAAGCACTACGTCGGCCCCAACGCATTCCTGGGATACCGTAGTGAGCAAGAAAATCATCTACTTCTACGTCAGTTGTCATAGTCAGCTCCTTACTTCCAATCATTAGGATGAAGAAGAACGGCAGACGTTATCAAACCAGCAACAATCGTGCCTCCAACCGCCATAACTACACGGTCAGCAACTTTTTCACCACGAGTTTTCTTCTGCGCAGTTTTAGCGTCTGGGCCATAAAGAAGCTCGTTCCTAGAATGAAAATAAGCGTCTTCGGCTGCCTTTTGGCCTTTTGTGTATTTGCTCGCATTGCTATAGCTATCCAGCTTATTGACGGCTGAAGCATGCGCCTTTTTTCTATCTTCTTGCCGTGCTCGGGCATCGATAATGTCTTGGCTCTCTTGCTGACGAGCAGCTTTACGCTGGCCCCACTTCATGCCCTTTTTGCCATAATGAGCAAGGAAATCATCGACTTCGGTCATAGTCACCTCCTTACTCAAACGATTCTTTGTTAGCTTTGTATGAAATATAGGCATCCATCATAGCAGCAACGTTGTCAATCTTCTGATCTTGACGCTTCTTCATGAGCTTACGGTTGCCGTTGGTGTCTTCAAGAGTTACCGAGTTACCCATAGCGAAAGCCATCAGAGACTGATCGAAGAGCAACATGCGCTGCTCACTCAGAATTTTAAGCTCTCCCAGAGGGACTGATTCGGTTCGTGCACCCTGAATGACCTTTTCAATACCGAAAGGTCCATTCTCGGCTTCCCATCGAGTAACAAATTCTTTAGCATTGTAAGGGTCAAAGCCAAAGCTTCGAACGTCGTAGTTATAGTCTTGAATAAACTTGTCCAAGTCATCGTACACTTCCATCATGTCTAGGACTGTGCACTCAAGAACTTGAAGACTACCCTCTTTAAGGAATTCGTCATACTTCATGCGCATAGCTCCGGGGAGCTTCATGAGAGTAAGCGATGAGATGTAACTTCTAGTCTTTACTCCGAAGCTTCCATCGCCAAGTGGGAAGAGGAAGGTGAATGCGCAGAAGTCATCACCCTGAGAAAGGTCGGCACCCATAGCACATGGCAGTTGCCAGAACTCTCTTGGACGATGAACAATGGTTTCTTCGTAGGTGAAGAAGTAGGTGTATCCCTCCATGGGGATTCCGAACCTCTTAGCGAGAATGTCATTACGCGAAGCAGGGGCATTCTCGGCTCTTTCTACGTCACGCTGGTAAGTCTCATAGGTCACAGTCTTGCCCAGGTTAGGATTTGCCTTCAACCACATAGCGGGGTCGTTAACTTCCTCAACTGAGTCCAGCTTGTAGTGCCAGATCGAGACGTGCGGGTTTGGATAGTCGCCTCGAAGGATGGTGGCAAGTTCCATTTTGATTGTGTCGCCACTACCATTACGGACTGTACCTTCGGAGCTGATCGCGATGATGAGGTAGTCCTCGATCTTCGCTGCACCCTGTTCAATGGCTCCGACAACGTCCTCACGGATGTCACCAGAGAGCCACTCATCAATCGTTGAGATCTTCGGTCGCAATCCCTGAAGCTTGTTGATCGTCATAGGACGAATCTCAAGAATAGAACCAGTAAGGAAGTTCTCAATGCCCTTCTTTGTGCTTGCGAGCTTGACTCGCATGGCCCTCGAGCCGGTGGTGTTCTGTAGCGATCCCTCAGTGAGGAACTTGAACAGTGGACCACGAGCACGAGTGATGGCTGTACGGAAGGGTGACATCACCTCTTCAGCCTGCTTCATGGTGGGAGCAGTCGTAATCTGGTGAGTAGTTGCTGTGTCAACATTCAAGAAGTAGCTCTGAATGCATTCAGCGTACATCGACTTCGCTCCACCACGAGCAACGATGATGTACTGCTTGTTGACAAGCCGCTTCTTGACCATCTTGCGAACGTAGCGCCCAGAGTGGTTGTCGGGACTCGGCTCGTAGACGCTACGTTCGACATAGTAGAACCAACTGAGAGCTGCTTCAGCCCAAAGCTTGAACGTGTCAAGGAGATGGAGGTCTGATCCGTCAGTAAGAGTTAGCTCATTCTCACAGTAAAGGATGAAACCGTTGATTGCCTTGTCGTCGTAGTAGAAAGAAGGGTTAGCGATGAGGTCATCGACACGAAGCATCTCCAACGCAATCTCACGATTAACTGGAATGTCGCCGCGAATCACTGCCTCGCGAAACTGCCCATAATAGATCGGGGTTGCTGTGTTAGAGAGACCCATCACTAACCCTCCTTTCTTCCATTTTGATTGTGTTACGTTGATGCTTTAACGAGAGCGTCGATTCCGGCTTTAACTCCAGAGCGATTAGCTATGGCTTTCTCCAGAACCTTCTTTCCAACCTGAATAGCCGCTTGCCCATGCTTTGAGTTGTACAAAGCATAGAGACCTCCGGCGGTTGCTCCAACAGCAAGGACACTTTTCACAACTCGATCAACTTTTGCCGATGGAGTGTTTGCCTTGTTAATCTGTGAGTACTTCTGCTCGAGATTCATTCGAGTCTGAAGATTCTGCAGTTCTTTGTTGGAGACTTTTCGGAGAGGCTTCTTTAGAGTAGCTCTAGCTTCGGCGTAGTCAGGATCATCGGGCTCAGCATCTACCGCTTTAGCTCTGCGTTTGCCCCACTTCATTCCAGGAATGCCATAGTGCTCGATAAAAGCTTCTCTGTCAGTATAGACTGGTGAGATTCCGTCCATTAGTCCTCCTTCCTTGGACATGAGCTATCCGCCGTCAATACTTTGGTATGGCTTCCTGCCGGTGAGTGTTCCGTTACTGTTGATTCGCCACTTCAATTGCGGTCGAACTAGAATCTTACAAGTCTGTTCAAGACTTGTAGTCGAACCGATCGTAGCCCTTACGCCGATAACAACTTCACACCGAGTAGGAATATCATCCTGCATGTAGCTTGGCGTGATGAAAGTAAGCGACTGTCCACCACTTGGAAGGTTAACTGTCGGTCCTGAAATTTGACGCCATGTAAAACTATCAGGAAGCGTAGGATAGTCCACCAAGTTTGCAGTGATGGTTACCGGAGTCTCAGGTTCCATTGGTCCCACATCAGCAAAGGGTGCAATGGTCAGTCCAGGTGTCCACGTCATTCCCACTTGGAAAATGCGAAGACGCGGAGGAGTAGGATCGGCCGAACTTGTAAACCCAACCTGAAAAATCCTGAGTTTTGGCGAGACTACTTCTGGCGGTGGTTCCTCCTCAAGACCTACCTGAAAAATCCGGAGAGTGCTCACGTCGCAGTCCCTCCAATACGCCACCGCAGGTTACGAGAGTTCGTAATTGCAGAGACCGTAGCCGGATCAAGAACAAACGTGTAGTTCCCGGGGTTTGCTGGAATAAGTTGCGTGAAGGATTGCCGAGAAACAGCACCCTCCATCAATTGCACATGAGCAGTAACTGTGCCAACGCCACCATCAGTACCAAGACGAATCGGATTCATCTGTCCACTAGCTAGAGCGCCAATCGGCGTAGCCCGAATTTCAATCCACTGTTCCGTACCCGTGAGCATTCCACTCTCGAGGTAGTTGGAATCGTTCGTGCTCGGCTTAATAAGCGCTCCACCATCAGTGGTTGCTGAACCTACTTCGGTCCAAGTTCCAACCTTGTTCTCTGCGTTCTTGCGAAGGGCGGTAACTGGGGTACCGTTTGTAAGAGAGACATACACCTCAGCGGTTGCTGTGGTAACCCCAGATGAATTATCTGTTGCTGTAACCGTAGCAATATCCAGTGAAGCAGCGGAGTGCGTTGTCCATGTCGGGTTCGTTGCCGTTGAGTTAGTAACTGCCACAGAAGCAGGATCTGCATCCGGTCGATAACGCATGACCGTTGTCAACACAGTAACTGCTCCACCTTCCGGGTCCGTTGTCGTGATCGTAAGACCCGCAGCTGCACTAGGGCCAGGATTGGGATTACCGACCGCAAGAGAAAGCGTAGGCGGCATGTTGACTGCAGGCCAAGGAGCCCAAACAGCATCTACGCCAGTCTTCAAACCCGCCGCGTCAAAGTTACCACCAGCGGTGCTTCCCGCGTTTCCGTATTGCGCCATACTCAAAGCCGCAATTGCAGCAGCAGGAGTTATCCAACCCGAATCCCAAATTGGAGTTGTGGAATCTCCAAGATAGAATGCTCCACGAGAAAGGTTGTTGGTTACATCCGTGCCCAACTCGACACGGTAAACAGTGCCAACAACCATTTCTGTTCCTACAGGAGCTGTTCCAAGACCAACGCCTTTGAATAGCTGCACCCTACCACTATTGAGCAACAACAACGAATTTGTTGAGGTGGCAAGAGACATTCGCATAAGTGTCTGGCCATCCGCAATAACCTCAGGAGTCACATAAGATCGCTGAATGGCGATAGTGTCTGTGACGTTCCATGCACAATATTGAGTTGCAGACTTAGCCCCCTGATAGCCTAGCGATCCCTTGAATGCACGAGCCGCAGAGAAAGTCATCCCAGAAGTTACCTGGTTGAATACATCTCCAGAAAGTCCACCCGTGTTTGCAGTGGAGGCAACGACACCGTCTGTTCCGCCCTCACCAGAATTTAGTTTGATTGCCATTATGCCTCCTAGGCGAGTACTACAATATAGTGGACATCAGGCAAAACGCCTAGCGCTTTGAGCTGGGCCTCCGTGGGAGGAAACGATCCCGTGTACTCAAACGGAATCATTCGTACTCCAGCAGCGTTATAGATGAATAGCGTGTTCGGATACCCATCAGTACGCCAGTAACTAGTTGCGCCGATACGCATAATCAAATAAGCGTCAATGTCAGGATGGCCTTCGTTATGCCATTCCGATCCAGACAGATAGAAACGCCCACCCTGACGGTTTACGCTTGCGACGACCGTCATCTGAAAATGCGCAGGCTTCTGACCACCCGTGAGTGGCTGTGCATTCCTCTGGTGAACGAGAACATTCTCGATAGAAATCTTAGCTCGAGAACTTTCCCAACCAAACGGCGTAGCCATGCTTGCGCCGCCGAGATCCTGACCGCCATTGATGGAGGGATCGCTATTCGGAATCTCCGTAATATAGTCAGCCTTAACTCGACGAACTACATACTCGCTATCAGTATCACGGTTCTGGTCGTTAGCGGCATACCGGCTAACGTTAGAGTGGTGAATATAGCAATCTTCCATCAAGTGGTAATACTCATTGTTGGGCATTACCGGGTTGCAACTGCGAGGCTGAAGTGGATCTAGAACTGGACTACGACGCCCATCACTCTCGGTGTTGTAAATTCTTACGCGACTATACTGGCTACCCACATTTGAGTGCTCAAATGGAGGCTGACCAAGCAAAGCATGACCAAATCCCTGGAATCGCACATGACTTAGCAGGTGTGTTCCATCTTTGTAGAGAATAAGGCCGTTGTGTGGGGCAGGCTGAGGCACATAATACTGTCCCATGTCCGCACCCAATTGAGTGATCAGAGGCTGAGCTTCCGCACGAAAACCAACTCCACCAATAAAGGAAGAATTACCCGAAGAAGTCGTTGCGTCGAGACGAATACAACCAAGCGGGTTCGGAGCGAAGTCGGCCTTCACCATAACAGACATCTCAGTCAACTGAGACTGACGAACGCTTCCAGCATCCATTTGAATGATGGTTTTATCCGGCCCATGACCAATGAACCCGGCAAGTTTTGGATGCCACAACCCAAACGCATAGGCCTGAATTCCACTTGAGCCTGCTGGAATAAAGTCCTTAAGGTGGAAGACCTCAGGATCGCCATTGGCATTGCGCAGATCGAGAATAATCCGAGGTGCAGCAGAACCATTAAGAGTGTCTGTAGCGTTCTGAAGAAAGGTCTTCGCCGCATTCTTTTGAATAGGCAGAACAATATTGTTCCCCAACTCCAGACGGCCAAGCCATGCGTCCTCTGTAACGTATTTCCACGGTACATTAGCCTGATCGTCAAAGTCGAAAGACAGCGGCGGAAGCCACAGAGCAGGAATAGATTCTCGTTCTAGAGCGTCCCAATCTCGGCCAACAGCATCAAACTCGTACTGCACCCCAGGAATTGGAGTAACAACGCTCATACAATCACCCCATACTCATAGCTTCCACGAACGTAAGAAGGCCCAGTTCCGATCCATGAAGGAATGCCACCCACGACATTCTCAGCGTTCGGTCCTTGAGGTCCCTCGAAAATAACCCAAACCAATCCCGGAGGAGCCTCTACTGGCAGCACCGGATATGACGCAGTGGCGTTGTCCCAATAGTGAATGGCAACACTTCCGCCGAATCCACCAAAACCGCCAGCATCCATCGCGGCCTTGACGCCCGAAGGAGTAACGGCCCTTGTAGTATCAGTGCCAGTAAGGACCTCCGCGCTGGTAGCCAGCTCGACAATACCCTTGACTGTGGTGGATGCTACTCTACCGTCGATAGCTGCTTTGACGCTGGCAGGAGTGGTAGCCCTTGTAGCATCGGTACCTGTAACCGCTTCTGCATCTGTAGCAAGTTCTACAACGCCCTTGGCTGTGTCGGATGCAATAGTAGAAGTGAATACAGCCTTGACGTTGGCAGGAGTAACAGCACGAACAGTGTCGGTACCAGTAACTGCTTCTGTGTCAGTTGCGAGTTCGACAATACCCTTTGTGGTGACCGTTGCATCAACAGCTGCCGGAGGAACAAACGCCGTAAGAGCAGCCTTCACGCTCGCAGGCGTAGCAGCTCGAGTAGCGTCAACGCCGCTTACCGTCTCAGCATCCGTTGCCAGCTCGACAATACCCTGAACGGTTGCGCTTGCTACGGGAAGAGCTGTGGCGTTGGCGAGGATAGCGGCCTTTACGCCCGCGGGAGTAGTTGCTCGAACAGCGTCAGTACCCGTGGTCGTCTCAGCGCTGGTTGCCAGCTCGACGATGCCCTTGACTGTCGTAGTTGCGTCGACAGGAGTCCAACCGCCGCCACCTACCCCGCCAACAGCAACATCATCAATGACAAGAACGCCGAGATCGTTAAGATGAGCATAGTACTTATCGAGGGAGGCCTGAACCGCGGGTACAGTCTCGATCGCATCGACGAAATATGTACCATCCTCGATGCCAGCCTTTACCTCGTTGATCTCATCGAGAACCGACTGCCAGTAGATAACGTCTTCGCCAGGGTTCGGCGGAACAGGCATGACCGTAGACAGATCGACGATTCCACCATCAGAGCCTTGAATGGCAAATACCTGCGGAGGGAAATTTCCCCCAACATTGATCATGACTGACCATGTCCACCCATTGGGCAGAATATCAGGGTCGAAACCATAGACCAGCTCAACGCCTTGAGAGAGGTTGTCCTCTACCTTGACGTAGCCATTCTCATCAGTCGTTGCCCGCACAGACTCCTGATACACAGTGATCGGAGAAGGAGTTGCCGACATGACTTTGTAGATGGGTGGCGTGAGCGACGGAGTGAAGGTGATGTTAGCCCCGACGATCGGAAGAATATCGACATCCTGGTCGACATCGTCACTGTCAGCTACACCTTTTACGAGACGACCTACAACAGTGAACGTCGATACATTTGGAGGAAGAGTTTCAGTCATTTTAAGTCTCCGTAGAGTAAATGGTGAACTCCTGAGGCTCCGGTTCCGGCGCTACCTCAGGAGGCGCTGTAAAGTAGATAACAGGTTCCAGAGTAGTAGGTGTTACTACCGGAGGAGTTGTTGTGGAAGGATGACGTACTCCCTCCATCTGCACATTCAGACGCCACTCCAATTCCTGGGCCTGCTTCTGCATTGAATCTTGCGCGAATGACGTCGCTGGAGGATCGAAGAGCAGTCGAACGCGCAAATACATGTAGGACTTGACGGCGTTGACGTTCTTCTCAGTTCCAATGAACTCTTCCCAAGTGGCAAGTCTATTGGTGATCATGAAACTCTCGTCAGGATTTGCTCCGACGCCGAGCTGCTGCAGCGTGGAGAATACTGAGTTGATGTGCATGGTGATGTCGGGATCGAAAGCTGTATAGGCGCTATCGATGCCGAGTACTTTTTTTGTCGAATCCAGAATACTCTCTGGCATCTCAGCCTCCTACCAAAGTTTAGTGTCGCCGCGGGTACGTGCTTTGTGTGGCTCTCTGAGCAAGCTTCTATCACCGTAGTGAATAGCGTTGTGAGTTCTGTGTGTCGTTGTGATCAGGAACTCTGGTTCTAATATGGACTCATCACCGTGCTCAATGTCACGAGCTGTCATCGGGTTCATGTGATGGATGATGACCTTGTCGTAAATCTCATAGCCCTCAACACCCAGATCCATGCCCTCATCACGGGCGATCACATGATCTCGTACATGCTTCCATTGAACGGACCGATAGAAGAGCTGATTAATATAACGATCGAACCCGAAGGTTGAATCGCCGACGACGCCTTTGAGTGAGAGGTAATCAAACCGCTCTTCGAAGGTGTCGAGTCTTCTTAGTTCAGAATAACTTCTCAACATCAATCAAGCTCTTCCTCAGTCATCTGCCCTGAGTACTGACGCATCGCATTGAGCGCCTGACCATACAGCTCTTCAACGTTCTTCATTGAAGCCATGGTCTCGACACGTGCTTGCAGTAGCTCATTCTCATGCTTGATCTTCTCTTGTTCTAGGCGCTCTCGAGTTGTGCCTAGCTTCAGAAAATGAACAGTCTCTTGAGCACTCGCTGTGCCATCAGCCATTCTTTGCTCGACGAGTTGAATCGCCATGTTGATTAGCTGATTCTCTCGACCCTCAGGAGTAGTGGCGGGTCGAGTTGGCTTTTTAGGGCCGGGCGTTTGTCTACGAACCACCATTAGTCACCTCCGATGAATGTGGAAATTGCGGGGCCTCTCTGAGAGGGTACCAGTCCGACGGTCCCTGGGTAGAACACTCCCTAGAAGAGTGGGGAACGCTTGGGGAACGCCTCTTGAAAGGAGAAGGGCTGATGAAACCCTATATTGTGGACTGGTACCCCGTCTGAGAGGCCCCGCAATTATGGTTGCAATGACGTGCTAGAAGGCGCGAGCGTTTTGCTTTTCAGCCTCAGCCCACGCTGCCTTGGAACCGGCACCCCAGACATTGTCAATTGCACCCTTGTAGCCCCAGCGTGACTTGAGCCAACGCTGAGCTGCCTTGCCGGTATTACTGCCCCATGCACCGTCAAGGATTCCAGGCTGATACTGGTTCGTGGCCAAGAACCGCTGGAAGGATACAACAGTCTGAGGACCGGGAATACCGTCGATCAGTCCTGTGTAACCATAGCCAGCGCTACGCAGCATCTCCTGAATACCCTGCCACCGAAGTCCTGACGGTACCCCGGATACCGGCGGCGTCGGATTAGCAGGAGTGTTGTAGTGATCGTAGTACTTCTGGTGAGCGACCTGAGTGCCAGGTCCCCAGATGCCATCGATCGCTCCGGAATAACCCCAGCTCTTCTTGAGGAAGGTCTGGTAGGTCTTGTACGCCGACTTGGTCTTGGGGCCTTCCTTGCCATCGACAACGAGACCAGCACCGCGTGAACGGTTCAACCAGTTCTGACGATCGCGAGTAAGCTGGCTAGCGCCGGTAGGCGACTTGTGCTTGTCACGGCTCTCGTCGTACTCGAAGTGCACCGGGTCGTTCGGGTAGTTCTGGAACCAGCCGTAAGCTGCGCCAATACTGAGCATCTTGCTGATCGACGATGTGTCGAATGCGATGCCGCCGTTCTTGACATGGTTGCTTGAGGAAGCCGGTCGCGCGGGCGGGTAGAGATATGGCGGACGGTTGTTGGCGCCACCTTTGTCCCATCGGTTGATGAGATTCTGCTGTTCCCACTCGTAACGACCAGCGCTGTTGAGTCCAACTCGACCGTGATCAGCCTCGAGTCGGGCTAGACTATTGGCTGCTTTATCTGACAACCACATTCCGGGGTGATTGACTAGGTTTGCCATCAGTTCACTATCCTTTCAGGAGAGTTCGATCATAGATTGCTCCCAGAATATGTCCCTCCGGGGGTATTTTTGGG